ACTAGTGTTTAAGGTATCAAGATTACTCTGGTCAACTCTCTTAACAACGACATATTCTGTAGGAGTAAAATAAATGTAATCTCCAGGACGAATATCTACAGAAAAATTGCTTCCAAATCCAGTCAAAGTTGTTCCACTAAGAACAAACGTGTTACCACGAATTTCTGAAATATCATCAAGTACCAAATCGCTGGTATATGTCTCATTATTTGTTACAGTATCTCTAGCAACTAATTGACGTACATCAGTAAATTCGTATTTGTGGAGATATGAAATTGAACCCTTCTCCCTACCATCAACAGTAATTACTTCATTTTTGATAAAATTGCCACTAATTTGATAAACCTTACAAGTAGTTCCATTGCTGATAGCATCTACAATGTACCCCTTTGCTCCACTTGTTTGACCAATAATTTGAGAACCCTGTGAAATTGTTTGGGCAGCACTAAGTTTAAATACTGTGAACATATTAATGTCCATCAAGTTTGACATATACATGTCATCAGTATTACTAAAAGTCGAATCTGGGTCACTTACAAATTCGGAAGCAAGCATTCTTGCATATCCAATCAATGAGCCAGAAGCATCACCAGGGGTTACAGTTCTCGTATCATACAACTGGACAGTTTGATATGAATTACTTACTGAAGAACCTGTGAAATTTGGAAATCCCCAAACGTTGTTATTATAGACAGAATTACCAAGTTCAAAAGGTACGATTGCGTTTTGAACAGCTACAGAATCTCTAGGTTTCTCTAAGTCAATATATGTTGGTTGAAGTGTTTCAATCTGATAACCACGAACATATGCTTTACCAGGACTCATTTCTACAGCGTATAAAGCATCTCCAGCACCATTTCCTTGTGCAGTAAATGAACCAGGAGCATATACCCCACCATTAAATCCATCATTAACGGATTCTCTGACAGTAACTTGGAAATCATTTACAACGTAATCTCCAGACTCGTCGTAAGTTCTAGCAGCAAGAGTTTTTTCCAGTTCTGAATATGATGTTCTTTCAACAATCTTCTGAACTCTTGCATTATTAATACGAAGCAATTCGATGAAATTCTTGTCTGAATCATCATTCAGTGCTTTCTTAACAAGCGTCGTACCAATCTTAAATCGGTGAGCCCCTGGAGCAGAATAGTTAGAAGTGCCAGCCGCGTTATCATTCAGGCTAGTATCGTCTTCTGATGTAATAATTGATTCTGATACTTCAAGACCAACCCTATAGGAAGGATTATTTCCATATTGGTCGAGAAGAATATATTGAGAGGAAACGTCTACAAAATATCCACGAATAAAATAAACACCCTGATTAACATATGCAGCAGAACCAATTGCTGTACCATTAGCGGGGAGAACTTGTGCAAACGGTGACCCAACCTCAATAAGAGTGGTGCCAAAAGTGATGTCTCCATCTGCAATAAGCTGCTCATTATCTTCAAATACAGTCTTAGTTGCAGTATCATCATCAGACTCAATGTACTTTACATAAAGTGTGATGTATTTTCTTTCCGATTCAGTTTGAGAGATGCTATAAAGAACCTTTGCCTTAATACCTGTGTTAAGACCACTGATGATTTTTCCATTCAGCTGACCACGATACTGCTCAACAGGAGCACCAAGAAAGCTTTCTTGAATAAGAACAGCATTGACATTCAGGTCATATCCTACCTGACCAGGAATAACCATTGCACCTTCTTTAAAGAGATGCTGTCCAACAGATTCGACCTGATTTTGCAGGATACTCTGCATCGTCGTGAGTTCCCTTGCTTGAATTGGAAACCCAGGACGGAAAAGAACCTTATAGAAATTCTTTTTCTTATCAAAGTCGTCGTAATAAGGCGTGACGTTGAGGTTAGTATTCTGTGGCATCTCTTTAGAACTCGATTACGATTTTGATATCTTCAATTTGGTCATTTGCACGACTAATTGTGCGCCTATTATCTATGTAAATAACGTTACCGCTATTTCTCTCAACTTCTGCTTGAGCATAACCAGAAGTAAAACGCATTCCCAAATCATACTCAGTATTATTAATAATGCGGGATGATGTATTAGGAACTGCAGGGAAGTTGACATCTGGTTCTGCAGATGCTCCTGAACCAAGTCCAACAATAGAGTTGGAACCATCAAATTCGTTGAGAGAACCAGTAACTTCTGGGAAGATACCATCAACGCGGTTTTGATAGTACTTCAAAACTTTAGTTGTAGAGTTCCAAGAAACAACTCTACCTCGTGCGGTAACTGATTGACCACCGACGATGCGTGTTTGTTGAATGGTTTCGTCTGCAATAAAATTACCTTGGAACGTTGGAGAGAAGATTACGGCACGTGTTGCACCAACTGTAATATCATCCAAAAGTTCTACAGTTCCATATCTCAGTGGATTGACCACAAGACCAACACGACGGTAATCATTATCTACTGGGAAGTCACCAGAGCCTTCTGCATAAGACAACTTTGCATTAACCATAACACGGTATGCACCAAGTTCTACAACTGGGTCAGCACCGTGACCACCTGGGGGAGGAATGATAACATCAATAACTGCTCCACTACCAGTACCAATACCAGAAATGTTATCGACGCTGACTTTACCAAAGGTGTAACCAGTACCACCAGAAGTAACAGTTGCAGAAATTACTTTACCACCATCAACGACCAAGGAAACTCGTCCACCAAAACCATCTCCAGCAATTTGAACATTGTCATATGTTCCATTGTTATAACCAGCGCCAGATGAAGTAATTACAACAGTATCAATTTCTCCAGATACAGCATTTGTTGTTACTGAGATATCTTCAAAAACTGGCATGTAGTCGCTGGAGAAGAATTTCAAAACCTGGGCGACTGGGATAGTGTACAAATACTTCCAACGATATCCATCAGAAGTAGAGATGATTGAGGTTGAAGTACCAGTTGGTTCAATCGTAGATGGTTTACCGTTTGGGTCAGAGGGAGAAGTACCATTATAGATGCACTTGTAAACCTGATAGTTTGAGTTTACAACGTAAAAGTCAGAATCATAAAGTTTTGTAGCACCAGATGATGCAGTATTTGTTGGTGAATAGTCGTTTCTGTACATGTCATAGGTATAACCAAGTCCACCTGTTGTCTTTTCGGGTGGAGTCCAGTCAGTACGACGAACAACTTGAATCGTATCTGAAAACAGAATACGCTTCATCGAAATCATATCATCATATGCATCCGAAAATTCGAAGAATGAATCGACAGCAGATGGGGGAGAATTTTCATTATCCCAAGACTGAGGACGACCAATAAACAAATACAGTCTATCTCTGGTTGCACCAGCTGAAATATCACTTTCGGTCGGATTTGGACCTTGAAGTGCTTTGATGAATTTTTTTGCTGAAAAAATTCTAAATTGGTCCGTAAGTAATGCTGCCATTATTCAAGCGGTATTTTTCCTCTAGGTTTATTTATCTTAGTTATTCCTTACTAAGATATTGTAATCAATCTTTTTAATTCTCCAAGAAGCAAGTGCTCCCACAATCATCTCACCACCAAGTACTACCTCTGCAGTTGCTCCAGAACCAGTAGTATCTCCAGGAGCATTTGTCATTGTTACAGTTGGGTGCATAGTTCCAGTAATCAAATCATACTTATATCCATAACCATTCTTCGTCACATTAAATGATGACACTTGGTCTCCAGAAGTAGTCATAACTGCAGTTGCTGTTGCAGCAACCCATCCCACATCTTCAATTTGTACTATTGGGGGTGCAGTGTAATCAAGACCTGGACTTACAACACGAATTTCTACAATTGATGATTTATCCGAGAACGTATAGAAAATACCTCCTTCTCCGATAAGGGGATTGCCAGTATCATGTGGAACTGGGTCTTTGACTACAAGAATACCAGTTTCGGCATCCCAAGAAACAACTGTAGCTCCAACTAGAGAATCCTCTCCCTGAACAGATTCACCAACAGTAAAGTTCTGAATATTACTATCTTCAATATCCAAGTACATGGTTATTTCTGCTGTGTGCGGAATACCCGCATCCAATCCACCAGCAGATGCAATGGTAGCGAATTTATAAGGAATTGAAGCATCTTTTATTTGGTCACCAATTTGCAGAAGTGTTGTATTTTCTCCACCAACTGTTTCTTCAAGACCATAAAGAGATGATGGGATTCCACCATCGAGTTTAATTTGATTTTCATAATCAGTATTAGTATTAATCAAGTCTGGAATTCCGTCACCTTCACCATCTAATTCATCATCATCTTCAAAAGCAACGTTATCCAAAATAGTAATTGGTTCTGTCAAGGCAGTAATATACTTATTAGAATCGCCAGGAAGCTGTACGACAGTGTGTGGTGCATACTGTTGTGTTGCTGATGTTGGAAGTCCTGCATCAAATGCTACAATATTTTCATCTACGTCTGCTCTTCCAGCATCAATGAATGCAAGTTCATCAACTTCAAATACGACAAATAGTTCTTTAGTTTCATTATTCCAATCATAAACTCTAGCAACCTTATTATTCTCATTCTCAATTCTTCTAACAATCCTATCACCAACATTAAATTGATATTGAGATGCTCCTCCATTTGGCAAGTCTTGAATTGAATCCAAAACTACACGCTGGTCATATCTAAAATTGACACCTCTTGTGCAGTTAAGAAGTTTATTGCCACTCTTTGAGGTATAATCGATAATTTCTCTACCAAGCAGAATTGAACCAGAACCAGGAAGAGACGTGGCATCACTAAGGATGATAGTTGTTTCGACATCATCCAAAGATTTAACCAATCCAAATAGGAAGAATGTCTCAGCATTAAATGAAATTCTATTTCTTGCTGTTCTTTTAACGTTTACTAATTTTGTAAATACGATATTTGGAGGATTATCATATCCAGCACCAGGGTCAATAATTTCAATATTGGTAATTAATCCTTGATTAATTTGAGCGACTGCCTTTGCACCGCCACCAGCTCCGCCCGTAATGTAAATAAATGGTGGTTCGTTATAAAATCTTCCAGGATTGTCAATGACAATATCAGTAACAATACCAGTCGGGTCGATAGTAGCAACACCTTTTGCACCAATTCCTCCACCACCAAGAAATTGAAGTCTTGGTGGCGTAGCATATTCCCTACCACTTTCCTGAATAGAAAGACCAGTAACAGATTGTGTAACTGCTCTTAGTTCTGCTCCTTGACCCGCACCACCAAGAACTTTAACATCTGCTGGTCTAAAATATCCATCACCACTGGACAATATATTAACATAAGAAATTCCACCAGAAGGAGTCAAAACTGCTTCAGCCTTTGCCCCACTGGGGGTATCAGTCTGAATGGTTGGTGTGGGCCCACCTAGTAATGCTGGAGTTGAATAAAAAGATGGTCCAATTAGATAGGGGTATTGTGGAATTGTGTTAGTGTCATTAACAGTTAAAAAATATGCATATGTTCCAGACGGATAGTCTGGAGTGACACAAAAACGTCCATTATGCTCATCCAAGTCTCCAATGGATTCATCGTAAATATAATCTTCCACAAAAG